CATGCTCATCGCGGCGATACAGGCGGTATTCGTTGAAGAAGGCGGGCAGCGTCGAGAACACACGGATGCGACCAACGGACAGGTCCATCCAGCATTCGTGAAGCCCCGCCTCGACCGCGTTGATGGCGTTGGTCAGCTTCAGGCCGCACCCTTCATAGCTCGCCTTCAGCGCCTCCCCGTCCTTCTGCGCGCGGCCATTGGCGGCCGGGTCGATAATGCCAGGTATCCAAGCTCCGCGCGCCGTGAACGCCTGCGCGTGGATTTGCGGCAGCTGCTCGCCCGCCTTGTATTCCGAATATATGTAGAGCGTGGACGTGTCGCGGTCCCACGCGCCCCAAAGCCCAGCAGTCCAATTCCAGCCGACGTCCATCGCATAGGCGCGCGGCCAGTATGACGGGATCGGGAACGGGTCGCACTTAACCCGGCGTTCTTCGATGGGATAGATCGCGCCAGCGCCAAGCGATGGCTTGCCCAGCGAACGCGCCTCGCGCAGCCACGGCGGAGTTTCGGCGAGAAGTTCCGCCTGGGTTGCCTCATCTAAATGAGGGACGTCCCGCCAGCCCGCCGTTATCAGCGCACGCGACGCCTTCGGGTGGACATATGAAGAGGCATTGTCGAAATAATCGAAGGCGTCGCTCATATCAGTAACTCGGCGTGACAGAGAAGGGTATGGATGCGGTCAGTGCAGTTTCTGTGCCTGACGCCTGGGTGGTATATTTCACATTGGACAGCGCAGATACGCCAGAAGCTCCAAACTCCTGAAATCCGCCCATTCCGATCATGCCGGTGAAACCTATCGTCATGTCACGAACGACGCTGATCGTTGTCGGAGCCGTTGGGCCAACGCGGCTTTCGGTTATACCTTGCGACCCAATGACAAAAAAACCTGATCCAGAATTGGCATAGAAAGTCACGGTGCCAGAGTATTCTGCATAGACATCGCCGCCGCCCGCTGGCTCTTGATACAACTTCGTCAGGGTGGCCGTGACGCTGAATTGATAATAGCCGTTATAGGCGTCCTCCGTCGTAGGCTTGTCCACGGCATAGGCTGGCGTCCCTCCAGTAGCCGATCCTGCGCCAGTGTTCTGATCCGTCAGGACGACGCTCCCAAGCTCTTTCGCGCGCACGACGAACCCGGTCGCCGTCGAATTGATCGCCCGCACGTCATATGCGGAGCCTGAAGGCGGCGTAGGAAGGCCGGACAGGTCTGGGATTATGGATGATGCCGGAACACCCAGCGTGCCGCCATAGTCGACCGTATCCCCATCTGTTGCCAGATATAGGCGTGGCCGAAGCTGGACCGGGAACGCCACGGTCGCCTCCTGCCGGGGAAACACCAGCAGGTTGCGAATGAGGGCGTTGTTCAAATAGGCAATGCCATCCTGAAAGCGCGCGACCTCGACCAGCGATCCGTCCACCGGGTTGAGCATGACTGTCTTTTCGCTGGCAATCGTGATCTGCGACCCGCCCACGCCAGCCTTCAGGCGCACGATGGCCGGAGAGCCGTCGCCCGCGTCCGCGATGACATCGGAGAACACCGCGCCGCTTTCAATTTCCTCGACTGTTTCGCCCAGGCTGAACAAGGACACGCTCAGGTTCTCAACGTCGGTTGCGTCTATGAACCGATAGCGCGATATTTGCGTCGCCGCCTGCCCTTCATCGCCACGCAAAAATGCGGCCCTGAGAAAGGCCGCCGATGGATACTCGGCCTTGATCATCCCGCTCGTGGTCTGATCCGAATAGTCCTGCCAGCCGTCAGAAAGCATTATTGGATCGTGATCGGTCAAGGCGTGCGCGCCAAGATATTCCCCTTCATCATTGTAGATGAAGAACCCCGTAGATGGAGAGGCGGGAACGCTGGAAATATCGTCCCTAGACACGCGCGCGCGCCAATACCCTTGGAATATGCGACCGTTACCGACGTCCTCCCAAGCTTTTGTTGCGAGCGCTATGGCGCCGACGGTCTGGAGCGTCTGGCCTTCGCCCGCCACAGGGACGATAAGGCCATCATCCAGCGGTCCCACCGCGTCTGGCGGCCACGCTCCCTCAGATTGCAACTTGTCCGACAGGCGGCCCAATAGACTGCCATCATTGAGCGCAATCAGGTCCAGTATCTCATTCCTAAGTGCTTCCAGCTTGTTGATACGCATCGGCACCGTATCGTTGACCGAGAAGCGGAATTTCTCAATGTCGAGCATCATTGGCCGTCGTCCTCGCCGGGTAGGAACTGCTGCACCACATCGGACAGGCCGGCCAGCGGTGTGAATGTCACCATCATCAAGCCTTTTGTCGTGGCGGTACGGATCATCTGCTCGCCATACACGTCCATGGGCGGTTCTTCGTCATCCCATATCACATGCTGCGCCGTCCCTTCAAATGCGCCGCGCCCCTGTTGGTAGGATTTAAGGCCCAACTTGGACCATCCTCCGCTCACATGCTGGATTTTAATAGTATCTATTAAGTCAGCTACGCCTTGCTTCCATGTAACTGATCCGCTGTGCAGGCCGATGCACGACTTCGGTATGACGCCCGCCCCGTCCACCACTTTGCGCGACCCTTGGTACTCAATATCTCCAAGCAGCGTGGTCTGGACAATATCTCGCGTCGTCTCGTTTGTCTTGCCACAGGCCCACGCGCGGATCGGGTGACGAAACCTGCGCCCCTCCCACCAATGGGGATAGCGGCCGGTCAGATGACAGGCCATTTCATAGCCGCCCGCGCTAAACGTCTTGCCAACGCGGTTTGCGGCCATGAAACAGCGCGCCCTGATCTTCGCGCCCAGGCGGAAAAACTCTAGGTGCCGCTGATACAGGCGCCGCGCGTGATAGGTCGAGTTGCCCACGCGCATTGTCTCATCTGGAAACAGGAAGTCGAATTTACGGTATTTTTCATCCCACGCATCGGCCTCCTGCAATTCCAGAAGAAGGTCGATATGATCGTCTGATAGACGGTCAATGATTTGATCGGCCGACAGCCCATCAAGATCAAGCTCTGACGCGACGCTCCTGATGACGTCGAGCAGCATTAAAACTCCAGCGCGCGAGTGACGAACAAAATTGCGGCCTTCGCCCCAGGCGTCGCGGACGCGGTGCCAAGCTTCACGCTGTAGTATATGTTGGTCGCGTCGGTATTTGTGACCTCGATATAGTCGATCCCGTAATCTTCTGCGGTTCCGACTTTGCGCGGATCGTGCGTAACATCGTTGACGTCGGGTGTCACTGATAGTTGGTGAGCGACCAACCCATTCATGACGATTGAAACATCGGCCACGTCAACGGGGAACTCCACGACGCGCTTGGACCGCGTAGTGATACCGACGACATTATCGACGCAGGTTCCGGTGCCTTCATTCAGGAAGTTGGTTGCGGCAGAGCCATAGCATTCGCCGCGCACCCTTATCTTGGTGCAGCCCTCTCCGATCCAAAGCCCATTTTCGTTGCCTGCTATGGTGCTGTCGACAGTGGCATTGTCGACGCTTTGAAGGTGGACGCCATAAAAATTGTTGCGGATGGTTGATCGAATGCGAAGCTGATCGGCCTCCGCGCCCACGCTGGTGTTGCTATCCTGCCAGCCGAAAACGCCCTTGTAATTGTTTCGAATATCCACGCCATCGACAAAGCAATCGGGGTTCGAAAGGTTGACGCCATGGTTCCAGCCGACGGAAGCGCCGCCGATGATCTTGCCGGCGCGAGCAATAATGCGGAACCCAACCGATCCGCTGATGCTGCTGGTCGATGCCGTGCCGCCATAAGCCTCGCAGTTGCGGAAGTAGGTAGGAAGGACGGCCGTTGGATCGGTGGCACTGTCCGTGTCCTGAAGCCGGAAAGCGATGCGCGGATAGGCAATCGGGTCTGTCGGCAGAATTTCTGCCTTACAGCCATCCACAAGCCAGCCAGAGCGCATGTCGAACGCGGCGGATATTGTGCCCGGCTCTGCAAGCCCCCACTCTGATGCGTCAACATTCTGGATGATGTTACTGTTATTGACGCTGCTGTCGCCCTTGGCGTCGATACCGTCGGAGCCGGTGCGATAGATTTTGCCATCACGGATCGTAATGGCGGTGAAATCATCCCGCTGAACGCCGTATCCATACCACTGGCAATCGTGGACGGC